AGACGGACGACGTATGGCAGGGTGAAAACCTTGCGCCCGTTATTCGGGAGTTTGAAGGCATAATCAAAGACGGCAATTTCAAGATCGCGGATAATAACCTTCTGAAAGCGCATTTCCTCAACGTCGCGTTAAAGCACAATATGGAAACGCGGAAGTTCCGTCCGGTAAAAATCGAACAGCGGGCGCGTATCGACGGCTTCGTTTCCGCGATCGACGCTATGACGGTACGGCAGAAGTATTATAACGAGATCGGCGAAATGCTGAAAAATGCGGGGTGATAAAACTATGGGAATTTTTGAAACGATTTTCCGAAAACCGCGTTCGGATATTCAAGCGGAAGGATACTTCAAAATGCTTAACGGGTATTCGCCCGTTTTCACGAACGCGCCGGAAAGCCTTTACGAAATGGAGCTTACGCGGGCGGCTATTCATTCGTTCGCGAATTTCTGTTCAAAGTTGAAACCGGAAATCAGCGGGACGGCGTACAAGAACCTTGAAAGGGTATTGCAGTTCCGCCCTAATCCGTTTATGGATACGTCGAAGTTCATTTACCGGATCGCGACGATCCTTTCGGTGAATAACACGGCGTTCATTGTTCCGATCGAAGATGAATACGGCGGGATCGCGGGGTATTACCCCCTGCTTCCCCAGCGTTGCGAAGTTGTCGAATACAGGGGCGCGCCCTTCTTGCGATACACCTTCGCAAACGGACAGCGGGCGGCAATCGAGTTCGAGCGCGTCGGCGTTATGACGCAATTTCAGTATAGCGACGATTTCTTCGGAGAGAGTAACGCCGCGCTTCGTCCTACAATGCAGTTGATCCATACGCAAAATCAAGGCATTATCAACGGCGTTAAAAATTCGGCTTCCGTCCGGTTCTTGGCGAAGGTTGCGAATATGTTAAAGCCGGAAGATATTACGAAAGAGCGCAAGCGCTTCACGGCGGATAACCTTTCGGCGGATAATCAATCCGGAATGGTGATCTACGATAGCAAATTCGCGGACGTAAAGCCGATCGAAAGCAAGCCGTTCACTGTAAACGCCGCGCAGATGGCGCAGATCAACGAAAATGTATTTAACTACTTCGGGACGAACGCGAAAATCATTCAGAACAGCTATACCGAAGATGAATGGAACGCTTACTACGAAGGCAAGATCGAGCCTTTCGCGATCCAGCTTTCGCTGGTTATGTCGAATATGACCTATACACAGCGGGAATTATCCTTCGGGAACGCGATCACGTTTACCGCGAACAGGCTTCAATACGCAAGCAATAATACGAAGCTGAATATCAGCACACAATTATTTGACCGTGGCTTGTTAAACCGTAACGGCGTTATGGATATTTGGAATATGTCGCACGTCGAAGGCGGGGACAAGTATTATATTCGCAAGGAATACGCGGAAGTATCAGAGTTAGGAAAGGAGGTTACACCGAATGCCAGTAGTGAAGGAACGGGAATACCGTCAAATGTTCCAGCCGCTGATGATCCCGCAGGGGACAACGGAGAAGAGGTTTGACACCGATTATTACGTCGAAGGCTTCGCAACAACGTTCAATAAGCCGTATGTTATGTACGAATACGGCGGGATCAAGTATTGCGAAATGATCGACCGGAACGCGCTTGTAGGCGCTGACCTGTCCGACGTGATTATGCAGTTCGATCATTCCGGAATGGTATTCGCCCGAAACAAGATGGCAAAGAACAAGCCGCCTTCCCTGCTTCTGGAACCGCAGGACGGCGGCTTATTTATTGCCGCAAATTTGAGCCTTACCGAAGAGGCAAAACGCCTTTACGCGAGTATCGACGCGGGGCTTATTTGCAAAATGTCGTGGGCGTTCACCGTATCGGAGGACGCATACAACAAAGACACGCACACAAGAACGATCTTGAAGATCAAGAAGGTTTACGACGTTTCGGCGGTATCTTATCCGGCGAACGCCGATACCGATATTTCGGCGCGTTCCTATTTCGACGGAGTGATCGAAAGAGAACAGCAGGAGCGGCTGGAGCGCCGGAAGCAAATTCTTAAAATCAAACTTATGATGGAGGTTTAACACAATGAGAATTAAAGAGATTGAAGCCCGCCTTGCGGCTATCAAGCAGGAGATCGAAGAGCGCGGCGACGCTATGAAAGCCGAGGAAATCGACGCGCTGGAGAATGAAACGAAGGAGCTTACCGAAGAGCGCGCCGGACTGATTGCCGCCGCCGAGAAGCGCAACGGCATTCTGGATAATATCGCGAAGGGCGGTGGCGTTTCTATCCGTTCTTTCGGGAAGAAGGAAGAGGGTAACGCCGATCCGGAAGATCCTTACGGCACGCCCGAATATCGTTCCGCGTGGCTGAAAAACCTTCGCCGCCTTCCCCTTACCGACGCGGAGAAGCGCGCCTATGCGAACGCCAGCGGCACGGGCGCGGAGGTTGTGCCGACGCAGACCGCGAACGAGATTATCAGCAAGGTAAAGAAACTTGCGCCGATGCTGAATGAAGTTACCCTTCTTCACGTTAAAGGCGCGGTGAAGTTCGTTGTGGAAGGCACGAACAACGATGCGGCTATTCACACCGAGAACGCCGCAATCACTCCCGCCGCCGATACCCTTACCACCGTAACCTTGAGCGGGTACGAGATCGTGAAGCTGGTTCAGATTTCCGATACCGTTATGACAATGAGCATTGCGGCGTTTGAAAGCTGGATCGTTGATATGCTTGCAGAGGCGATCGCCCGCAAGGTTGAAGATTTCTTCATCAACGGAACCGGCACTTCCCAGCCGAAGGGCATTGACAAGGCGAACACTTGGGACGCAACGAACAGCGTTTCCGTGGACGCTTCTGCTTCCCTTACCGCCGCGAATGTCCAGACGCTGATCGGGCTTCTGAACGCCGGATACGACCGCAACGCAAAATTCGTTATGAGCAAGCGAACCTTGTTCACCGATTTTATGCCGTTGCAGGATACCAGCAAGAACCATATTGTAACCGTGCAGGGCAACAGCTACTTTGTTTACGGCTATCCGGTTCTTCTGTCCGATTACGTGAAGGAACACGAAGCCTTCTTGGGCGACTTCAAGAAGGTTTGCGCGAACCTTGCGGAAAGTATCAACGTCAAGAACGCCTATGACATCGACACGAACAGCTACAAATACAGCGGTATTGCGATCTTTGATTGCCAGCCCGCAATCGGCGAAGCCTTCGTGAAGCTGGTAAAGGCGGGCGCGTAATGGAGGGTTGAACGATGATGCTTGACAAGGTAAAGCTGGCTTTGCGAAAAACAGCCGCCGTATTTGACGACGAAATCGAAGATTACATTACTTCCGGTATCGCTGATCTTCGGCTTGTCGGTATCAACGTTCCGGAAAATGCGGGATCGTCCAGCGAAACGCTGGGCGATCCCCTTTTAGACCGCGCAATCATTCTGTACGCGAAATCCGAAGATAACTTCGGCGGCGAAGGCGAAAGGCACAGGAAAGCATACGATTACTTGAAATGCGCCTTGTCGCTGTCTGACGAATACACGGAAGGCGGTGGCGGATAATGGGCTGGAGAGATCAAATAACGCTGATCGCGCTTTCCGAACCTTCGGAGCGGACAAACGAACACGGCTTCCCTACAAGGAAGCCGGAAACGGCGACAACGGTTTTCGCTGATAAAAAATCCGTAGGGTATTCGGAGTTCTACAAAGCGGAAATGGCGGGACACGCCGCCGAAATCAAGTTCGACGTTTACGCAATGGAATATAGCGGGGAAACGATCGCGGAATATCCCGTTTCGAGCGGGAAACGCTATCGCATTCTTCGGACGTACATTCACGACGACGGAGAGCTTGTGGAATTGACGCTTTCCAGCTTCCCCGAAGCGCAGAGCGCCGCAAACGCGGCGGGAGGCACGACGGAAGGAGGCGGCGGAAATGGCACGGTTTAACGTTGTGGGGCTTGACGACCTACAAGAACAAATGCTTCAACGCGCGAAAATCGCGGAAGAGGCAGTACCGGAAATGCTGAAAGCTGGCGGCGCGGTAATGCAGGAAGCACAGCGGGCGGAAATCCGAACAATGTTCCGGAGCCGCCGAAGCACAGGCGATCTTGCCGCGTCGATCGTTGTTTCCAAAATCAAGGAGCGGGACAACGGGAAGATGGTTGAAGTATATCCGGACGGGAAAGACAGGCACGGGGTACGGAACGCGACAAAAGGCTTCGTCCTGCAATACGGACGAAAGAATATGCCAGCGCGCCCGTGGTTCACGGCGGCGAATACGAAGGCGGCGGACGCTGTAAACGATGAAATGCGCCGCGTATGGGAGGCGAAGCAAAATGACGGACGTTGATACACTTGTAAAAACGACGCTTGAAAAGCTGGGCTATCCCGTCGAACGGCTGATTTACACCGGAAAGGCAGAAACCTTTATCACGTATCAGATTGTCGTGGGGCTGGATACCCATTTTTCGGACGATGAAAGCGGCGCGGAGGAATTCACGTACAGGGCGGATATTTATTCCCGTGTGGATTATATCGCCCTTATGCGGAGCGCAAAACGGGCATTGAAGGAAGCGGGGTTCTACGGGATCACGTTTGATCCGGAAGTGTTCGAGGAAAACACGGGCTATTATCACGTTCCCGTGGAATTCAAGTATATGGAGGTATAACGAATATGGCTACAATCGGATTGCGCGACCTTTACCGCGCGCCTATCACGATCGGCGACGGCGGCGTGGAGGAATACGGCACGCCCGTAAAAATGGCGAAGGCAATTTCGGCGGAGCTTTCCGTGGAGGTTGCCGAAGCGATCCTTTACGCGGACGACGGAGCCGACGAGGTTGTAAAGGAATTTGTTTCGGGAGAATTGACGCTGAACGTCAATGACCTTCTTCCGGCTGACCTTGCCGCCCTGCTTGGGCAACAGCAGGACGACGATATGGTGGTCTACGGTTCGGATACGGACGAACCGCCTTATTTCGCAATCGGCTTCCGCGCGAAGAAAGCGGGCGGAAGCTATAAGTACATTTGGCTTTACAAGGTGAAGTTCGCGATCCCTTCCGAAAACTACCAGACGAAAGGCGACAGTATCGAATTTACTACGCCGGAGATCGTCGGGCAGTTCATCAAGCGTTCTGACGGCTTGTGGAAGGCTGAACACGTCGCATTGCCGACCGAGAGCGTCGCGGCGGCTTGGTTTACTACGGTGAGAGAGCCGAACAATACTGATTCGGCGGGCTAATTTAGAAAGGGGGTACAGCGGGGAGCCGGAAACGGCTTCCCGCTTATTGTTTTATGAGCGCAATTAAAGACGGGCGTTTCCCGATCACACTTGACAAGGAAAGACACCTTCTTTTCAGTCTGAACGTTATTGACGAAATGCAGGACAAATTCGGAGGCTTTGACAAGCTGGACAAGGCGCTTTCCGGAAAAGACAGCGTGAAGAACCTTCGTTGGCTTCTTACCCTGCTTCTGAACGAAGGTGCAGAGGACGGCGACGAAGAGCTTACCGAAAAGCAGGTGGGCAAACTCATTCATACGGGCAATTTTAACGAAGTGAAATCTTCGATCTTCAAGGCGTTTTCGCTGGGCAACAACGGCACGGAAGAGCCGCCCGCCCGCGACGATGAAGAGGACGACGGAGAGGACGACGAAATCAGAAAAAACGCGGCGGCGGGCAAGGAATAATCGACCTTGCCCGCCTTCTTTATATCGGCGTTACGCTTCTTCGGTGGAGCGAAGCCGAAGTATGGCGAATGACACCGTATAAAATCTTGACGCTTTTTAGGATACACAAACAATTCAATCCGGATCGCTTCAAGCCGGAAGAGCCGGAAGCCGATATTGACGACGTGTTAGGAGGGTTGTAAATGGCGAAGGAAGAGCAAATCAAATCGCAAATTATTCTTGAAGGCGAAAAAGAATACCGCGCCGCCTGTAAAGGTATCAATACTTCCCTTCGCGAAATCGGATCGGAAATGAAGCTGGCGACGGCGGAATTCGGCGACAATGCGGAAAGTATTGAAGCGCTTACACGGAAGCAGGATATTCTACAAAAACAGCTTGACGAACAGGCAAAGAAAGCGAAAGCCGCAGAAGCGGCATTGAAGAAAATGCGTGAAGGTGGGATCGATCCTACCGATCCCGCCTATCAGAAAATGCAAACGAACCTTAACAACACACGCGCCGAAATGGTGAAGGTTCAACGGGAGCTTGACGACACTTCAAAGAAACTGAAAAGCTCAAAGATCGATTGGGAAAGCGTCGGCGACACCGTGGGAAAAGTAGGAAAGGCAATCGGGGCGGGCGTTGCCGCAATGGGCGCGGCGATCGGCGCGGCGGCTACCGCCTTTTTAGGGCTTGCAGAGAGTACGCGCGAAGCACGCGAAAATATGGGCAAGCTGGAAGCGGGCTTTACAACGGCGGGGCATTCGGCGGAAGATGCAAAGAACACTTATACCGAATTGTACGGCATTCTTGGCGACGACGGACAGGCGACCGAAGCCGCCGCACACCTTGCACAGCTTACGAACAACGAGCAGGAGCTTGCGACGTGGACGGATATTGCGACGGGCGTTTATGCGACCTTCGGCGACAGCTTGCCGATCGAAAACTTGACGGAAGCCGCGAACGAAACGGCGAAAACCGGACAGATTACGGGCGGGCTTGCCGACGCTTTGAATTGGGCGGGCGTTTCGGAAGATGAATTTCAATCGAAGCTGGACGCTTGCACAACGGAGCAGGAGCGGCAAGCGCTGATTACGGAAACGCTGAACGGGCTTTATTCCGACGCGGCGGAGGCTTACAGAGAGGTAAACGGCGATATTATCGAAGCGCAGAAGGCAACGGCGAACCTTAACAGCGCTATGGCGGCGCTGGGGGCGATTGCCGAACCTATCGTTACGAAGCTGAAACAGCTTGCGGCGGATCTTCTGCAACAGATAACGCCGTTCGTCGAGCTTATCGGAACAGGGCTGACAGGAGCGCTGGAGGGCGCAGAAGGCGCGGCGCAACAGTTTTCCGAAGGCTTGCTGGGGCTTGTAACGTTCATCGTTGAACAGCTTGGGACGATGCTTCCGACCTTCCTTGAATTCGCCTTGCAGATGATCGGGACGCTTGCAACAGGTATCGCGCAAGCCTTGCCGACGCTTGTTCCGACGATCGTTTCGATTATTACGCAGTTGGTGCAAACGCTGATCGACAATATCCCTATGCTGATTGACGCGGCATTACAGCTTATTACAGGGCTGGCGCAGGGTATCATTAACGCGATCCCCGTTCTTGTAGCGGCGCTTCCGCAGGTAATTAACAGCCTTGTAAACGGGCTTCTTGCGTCAATCCCGCAGATCATTCAAGCGGGTATCGACCTTCTGACTTCCCTTATTTCCGCCCTTCCGGAAATCATTACGACGATTGTTTCGGCTATTCCGGAAATCATAAATGGGATCATTACAGCGCTTCTTGAAAATATCCCGCAGATTGTTCAAGCGGGCATTGACCTTCTTGTGGCGCTGATACAGGCGCTTCCGCAGATCATAACGACGATCGTACAGGCGATCCCGCAGATTATCAGCGGGATTGTAAACGCGCTTGTGCAGAATATCCCGCAGATCATTCAAGCGGGCGTTCAGTTGTTCGTTTCCCTCATTCAGAATTTGCCGACGATCATTGTTGAAATTGTCAAAGCGGTTCCGCAGATCGTTTCCGGTATCGTACAGGCGTTCGCAAGTTTGGGCGGCGAAATGGTGAGTGCGGGCGCAAACCTTCTTCACGGCTTGTGGGAAGGTATTTCAAGCGCGGCTTCGTGGTTATGGGACAAAGTAACCGGCTGGGCTTCTTCCCTTGTGAGCGGGATTAAAAGTTTCTTCGGCATTCACTCCCCTTCAACCGTGTTCGCCGAAATCGGTACGAATATGGGCGAAGGCGTGGGCGTAGGCTTCGGCGAAAGTATGGACGGCGTTTCGGCTGATATGACCGCCGCAATGGGCGGAGCGGGACAGCTTACCGCCGCCGAAGCGGTGCGCGCCGTGAATGACGGCATTATGGCGAATATCGAAGGGCTTTCCGGAGCGATAAACGCGATCGTCGAGAAGGTTATTACCGGACTGAACGCACAGGCGCAACGGCTTATTCAAGCCGGACAGGACTTCGGGAACAACATTGCTTCCGGACTGATTAACGGTATCCCGCAGATTACCGCGAAGATCCCGCAGATCACGCAAAGCATTATTACCGCCTTCAACGCGCAAAATCAGAAGTTCATCGACGCGGGCGTTACGATTGACCGCAATATCGCTTCCGGTATGGTGCAGGGTATCCCGCAGATTACAAGCAAGGTGGCGCAGATCGTACAGCCTATCTTGACGGAGCTTCGTTCCTTCGTATCCGACTTCACAGCGGCGGGCGAAGAGATGGTGCGCGGCATTTGGCAGGGCTTTCAAAATATGTCGAGCTGGCTGGAAAGCCGCGTGCGTTCGATGATGCGCGAGATTGTCGCGGCGGTTGAAGATGAAATGGATATTGCTTCCCCGTCGAAAGTGTTTGCGGGTATCGGCGAATATATGGCGCAGGGGCTTGGCGAAGGCTTCGGGCGTGAAATGCGGAACGTTGAAAAGACGATCCGCAAGGCGACCGACAACGCCGTTCCGGACGATCCCGAACCGCGCCCGCGCACAGGCGGCGGACAGGAAGCGACGTTCAAGGTTGTTCAAAACATCTACGCGAACGATACTTCCTACGCCCAGCAACAGCGGGAGGCGGCGCGGCAGTTCAGAATGATTGCGCGGGAGGTAATGACCTAATGAAAGTACAAGAGAAATTGACCTACACGAACGAGCGGGGGGAAAGCATTGTCTTTTCCCCTGTTTCTTCGTATCACGTAAACTTCAAGGACGTTTCCGGCTTGTCCGACGTGCAGAACGCTATTTATTCAACAAACAGTATGGGGCAGGACGGAGATACGTATTTAGGATACCGCATTGAAAGCCGCGATATTGACATCGTGGGGCATATCAAGGAGCGGGACAAAATCGCTATACAGGAATTGCGCCGCAATCTGAACCGGATATTAAATCCGCAATATTCCGCGACGCTTACTTACGAATTAGGCGACTTTAAGCGGGTTATCGGTTGCACGATCAACAACGCGCCTATCTTCAAGCGCGGAACGATTTTCGAGCAATTCACGATCCAGCTTTCGTGCCTCAATCCGTTTTGGCGTGAAGAGGCGGAAACACGCGAGGATATAGCAACGTGGATCGGCGGCTTTGAATTCCCCGTCCCCGGCGGGCTGGAAATAACGCCGGATTGGGAAATCGGCTACCGCCAGCCTTCGCTGATCGTCAACGTGTTCAATTCCGGCGACGTGAAAAGCGGTATCCGGATCGAGTTCCGCGCGCTGGGCGCGCTGACAAATCCACAGCTTTTGAACGTCAATACGCAAGAGTTCATCAAGGCGAATATTTCGCTTGAAGCGGGCGACGTGCTGACCGTTTCGACGGGGTACGGCGAAAAATCCGTGAAGCTGGCGCGCGGCGGCGTTGAAAGCGACGCTTTCCGCTATTTGGACGTTGACAGTTCCTATTTACAGCTTGCCGTGGGTGATAACCTTTTCCGCTATTCGGCGGATACAAACGCGGAAAATCTCGAAGTATCCATTTATCACAATAACTTGTATTTGGGGGTGTAACGGTATGGAATTATACGTTTATTCTTCCGAAATGGAGCTTCAAGGGATTGTCGAAAAGATCGCTTCGTTGATCTGGACGCGGCGCTATTGGAGTTGCGGCGAATTCAAACTTCTTGTTCCATTCACCGAAGAGCATTCCCGAATGCTGGTGAAGAACAATATCATTATGAAGCGCGGCGACGATGAAGCGGCGCAAATTCGGTATGTCCATATTACGAAGAATTCGCAGGGGCTGGAGGAAATCGAAGTTCAAGGGAAGTTCCTGATCGCTTGGATCGGGAAGCGGATAATCAAGAAGCAGATTATCACGAACGACACAACGCAGAACATTTTATACCGCATTGTACGGGAGAACGTAACAAATCCGGCTGATACCGCGCGGAAAATACCGGACGTTTCAATCGCTACCGACGACGAGGACACCGAAAGCGGCGTGATCGACTACACTTCGGAGCAGTACACAAACGCACAGCTTGCGGCAGAAACGGCGGCAAAGGCGGCGAAGCTGGGAATACGAATGCGGACGGACGCGCGAACAGGCGCGCACGTCTTTTCCGTCTACGAAGGGCGCGACCTTACGGCGGGCAATACCGCAGGGAATGCGCCTTGTATCTTTTCACAGGAATTCGATAACATCGTTGAACAGGAATACACAAACAGCGTGGAAAACCTTAAAACAACGGCGTTTGTCGGCGGTGAAGAGAAAGAAGGCGTTGCCCGCAAGGTTGCCGAAGTGGGCGGATCGGCAGCAGGTCTGGCGCGTGAAGAGGTATTCATAAACGCCACCGATATAGTGCAGGAATACGAGGACGACGACGGAACGCAAGTAACGCTGACCGATACCGAGTATTTAGCGCTTCTATCCGCCCGAGGCGCGGAGGAATTAGAACAGTACGCGGAAACACTTTCGTTCGGATCGAAGATCAATACCTTTGCAAATCTTATTTACCGAACCGATTACGATTTAGGCGACCGCGTTACTTGCGTGAACAAGCGCTGGGGAATTCGCATTGACGTTCGCATAACGGAGATCGCGGAAACCTATCAAAACAACGTCGAAGAGATCGATATTACCTTCGGCGAGAGCTTGCCCGCGCTTTTGACGCAGATACGGCAGATCACAAAATAAAGGGGTGTAAATATGGAAAAATCGAGCTTTTTTAACAGCGTATCCGGCGACCGAAAATATAAAGCCGAAGATTGGGCTTCCTATTTCGGATCATTCATCGGAAACGGCGTTTTCCCCGTTCCTTCGACGGGGCTTCAAGTTGTAGCCGGAAGCGGAATGCAAGTAACCGTGAAAGCGGGCAAGGCGTGGATCAACGGCTATTTCTACAACAACACAAGCGACCTTTCCTTGACGCTTGCGACGGCTGACGGCGTGCTGAACCGAATTGACCGCATTGTGGTTCGATGGGACTTGACGAACCGCGTTATTTCGGTGAAGGCGAAATCTTCTTCGTATTCGGCTTCCCCTACCGCGCCAGCCGTCGAGCGGGACGCGGATATTTACGAATTGGCAATCGCCGACGTTTACGTGGGCGCGGGCGTTACCGCGATCACGGGTTCGAGCATTACCGACAAACGGCTTGACAGTACCGTTTGCGGCGTTGTAGCGGGGCTTGTCGATACCATCGACACGACGGCTTTCAACGCACAGCTTGAAGCGTGGTTTGCAGAATATCAGAGCCAGAGCGCGGAAGAGTACAATTTACTTGTATCGTATATGAATTCCCTAAAATTGCAGGGAAACACACAGTACGACGCGCTGGAAGAGTATTTCGCAGACTTCAAGACAGAGGCGCAAACGGACTTCGATACTTGGTTTGAAGGCTTGCAGGACGTGCTGGACGAAAACACAGCGGGAAACCTTCTGAATATGATTACGGCGCTTTCCGCCCGCGTCGATCTGATCGAAGCCGTGATCTTCAACGATATTACCGAAAATCCGTTCCTTATCCTGTTTGACGACCTTTCCGGCGTTACGACAACAGGCGTATGGAACGAGAGCTTACAGCGTATCGAATGCTAAAACGGTATGCTTGCACACGGGCGGAATTGTCGTGCATTATAGGGAACCTGTTTATCGAGCTTTCGCCGCCGTGCGAACGTTGCGGCGAAGATGCTTTGACGATCACGGGAACGACCGTAACCGGAAACAAAGGAACGCTTTTCGTTACGGCGGCTGGGTTTGATTTCGAGGGGTGCGCCGAAGATGCCGTTACTATTGACCGCATACGAAAGGGACGGTGCATAAATGCAGAGGCAGGAACGAGGAAGAAAGGAACCTTCGGAATTTAACGTTATTGTGAAGTGCAAGGATTTAATCAAGCACACATTCACGATCACGAACAGCACGGAGCGTTTTCCAAAGAAATACCGTTTTACCCTTGTGAACAGGATACAGGACAAAGCGGTGGATATTTACGAATGCGCGCTGGAGGCGAACGAATTAAACCTTCTCGACGCGCAGGAATTCAAGGAACGGCAGAGGCTTCAAGCGAAGGCAATGACCTATTGCAAGGAGCTTCTATTTTTCATAGAGCTTTCGCACGAACAGGGCTTCATATCAACGAGCAGTTGCGAATATTGGTCTAAACTTGCGCTTGACGTGAAGTATATGTTAGCCGCGTGGAAAAAGCGGGATCGTGCGAGAGGGTGAACCGTTTGGGGTACATCTTGATACGCCTAATTCGTCGAACGCCTACAACGTCCGCAACGTCAATTCCGATGGCACGCTGAACAACAACAACGCTTACAACGGGAACAGGGGCGTTCGCCCGCTTCGGTGGAAAATGAGATCGAGTAGGCATAAGCCGAAAGCAGAATACCACCATCAAAGGAAGGTGTATCCCGCCGCCGCGATCCACAGCGGGGGCAAATACAGGATCGCCGATGCCGGAGCCTTCCGCGTGGCGGAATGCAAAGGCTATATACAGCGAGGATTTTTTATGACAGATTACGAGAAGATATATAACTTCGAGAACCTATACAGAGCCTACCGAAAGGCGCGGCAAGGCAAGAGGTGGAAAGGAGCGGCGGCAAAGTTTGAAGTAAACCTTCTTGAAGCGCTGAACCTGTTAAGCTACCAGCTTAAAACGAAGAAGTACACGCTTTCGCCGTACAACACGTTTGAAGTATTTGAACCGAAGCGGCGCGTGGTTATGTCGAACAGCTATAAAGACAAAGTTGTTCAACATTCGCTTTGCGATAACGTGCTTGAACCGATCCTTACAAGATCGTTTATCACGGACAATTACGCTTCGCAGGTGGGCAAAGGTACGCATTACGGGTTAGACAGGCTTCGGGAGTTCTTGCGGAGGTTTTACCGGAAAAACGGAATTGACGGGTGGATATTGAAGGCGGATATTTCAAAATACTTCTATTCCATCAGGCACGACGTGTTAAAATCCTTAATCCGCAAGAAGATCCGCGATCCGGACGTTTTGTGGCTTGTCGATATGATAATCGACAGCACGGAAGGAAACGTCGGAATACCGATCGGAAATCAATCTTCACAGCTTTTCGCCCTTCTCTACCTCAATAATTTAGATCACTTCATCAAAGAGAAGCTGGGCATTAAGTATTACGGCAGATATATGGACGATTTCTTCTTGATACACGAAGATAAAGCCTATTTGCAGTATTGCCGCGCGGAGATCGAAAAACACGTCGCCGCGATCGGCTTATCTTTGAACAACAAAACGAACATTTACCCTTTGCGAAACGGTGTTGATTTCTTGGGCTTTCATACGTATTTGACCGAAACGGGCGCAGTAATCCGGAAGGTGCGCCGCCGTAGCAAGAACAATATGAAGCGCAAATTGAAGAAGATGCGCGGACTTGTGGAGCGGGGCAAGATCACGACGGCGACCGTTGAACAATCCTATAAAAGCTGGAGAGGACACGCCGAAAAGGGAAATTGTTATCACTTGATCCGGCGAACGGATCACTATTACAACAGGCTTTTCAATTCAAAGGAGGCGGAAAAATGTCAAAAGCAATAAGTTCACTTGCCGTGGGCGACAAGATCGAAGTTCCGGTTCTTTCGGCGTATCAATCGCGCTTCGGCGCAAAGATCATTTTCGAGGTTGCCGACAAGAACCACAGCGGCTATCCGTCGAATAGCGTAACACTGATAACCGAAAAGATTATCCAGCTTATGTGTTCAGACGCGAAAGAGCCGAGCAACAGCAACAGCGACCGAAGAAATTACGGTAACAACAGGCATATTCATTCAAATATCCTGCAATGGCTGAACAGCAACGCAACGGCGGGAAATTGGTACAGCGCAAAGCACAGCGCAGACGCGCCGCCGACGAACGCGAACGTATGGGACAATTACAACGAATACGACGCTTGGGCGGGCTTCCTTGCTATGCTTGATCCGAAGTTCGTTGCGGAGCTTCTCGACACAACGCTTACCGTCGTAAAATCTTCGACGGACGGCGGCAGTTACGAAACCTTCACGGCGAAAATGTTTCTTGCGTCTACCACCGAAGTGGGGCTTGCAAACGAAAACGGGATCGCCGAAGGCGCGCTTCTTGCCCTGTTCAGCAACAACGCTTCGCGTATTGCCTATCCTACGGCGGAATGCGTGAGTAATTCGGAGTATTCAAACAGTAACTTCACGACTTCAAAGGGATGGTATTGGTGGCTTCGCACGCCTCATTCGTCGAACGCCTACTACGTCCGCTACGTCTATTCCGATGGCACGCTGAACATCTACGGCGCTTACTACGGGTTCGGGGGCGTTCGCCCGCTTTGCAATCTGCAATCTTCAATCTTGGTATCTGACAGCCCGAACGCAAGCGGAAACTATGAAATCATCTACAACGCCGCGCCTTCCGCGCCGCCCAGCATTACCGCGCCGGATACGGCGTACAGCGGGCAGAATATCAATATTTCTTGCGCGGAAGCCACCGATCCGGACGGCGACGCGCTGACCTACGTTTTCGAGAGAAGCGCGAACAGCGGCGCGTGGACACAGGTTCAGAGTTCCGCCGCCCGCACGTTTTCGGAAATGGTATCGACTTCGTGGAACACGCTTCAATACCGCGTGAAGGCGGTTGACACGGCGGGCAATTCTTCCGCGTACACGACAAGCGGCGCGATTGCGGTAATCCACAATCAGCCGCCCGTTATCAGCGGGCAGAATGCCGATCTTGGCGTGAAGCGCGAGGATTTCACCTACGAATACAGCGTTACCGATCCGGATAACGACGTTGTAAACGTCGTAGAGAAAATCGACGGAAGCACGATCAACACGCGGAACAACGTAACGCTGGGTGAAACGCTTACCCTTTCCGTAGGCGGAAACACCTTTACGGGGCTGACGAACGCCCAGCACACGATCGAGATTGTCGCGACCGACAGCGCCGGAAACAGCGCAACGCGGACGCTTACGTTCACGAAGGCGATCAACAGATTTGTTATTACCCTTGCGGAGCCGCTGGAGGCGGAGAGCCAGCCGACGCGGTGCAATATCAATGTGAACAGAGATATTCCGGCTGGCGGCACGTTCAAGGTTGAAGCGTGCAATAATCCTTACGACGTTCAGCCCGTTTGGGAGGATTGCACGAACGCGGTAATTTCGGGGCTGGCACACGTATTTGAAAACACCGTAAACACGGCAACGCAGTTCGGATTAAATATCCGCGTTACCGTTGAGCGCGGCGACGCGCTGACGGCGTGCTGGGTATCGGGGATCGGAGGTAATTTTGAATGAGCGTAAAACATAACAAAGCTGGCGGCGGAAACGCGGAAGTGAAGAAAGAATTACAAGAAGTGAAGAAGGAAACGCAAGAAGTAAAGGCGGCGGGCGAAAGTACCGCCGCCCTTCTTGCAATGTCCTTCAAGGCGCAGATCGTGCAGGATCGCGCGGCGGGAACGGAAGCGATTACCGACGAAATGATCCTGCAATCGGCGGAAGTGATCGACTATCCGGAATACGAGGACGCGCACGCCTACAACACCGTGGGCGAAATCATCAAGTACAACGGGCGTTATTACGAGATTATCGCGCCGCACACGTCGAACGCTGTTTCCTATCCCGTCGAAACGACCTTCGCATATTACCGCCTTGTGGAGCTTACGCACACGGGGACGATTGACGATCCGATCCCGTATCCGGAAACAGCGGGAATTGTCGTCAACGTCGAGAACGGGAAATATTACAGCTACAAGGGGAAAATCTACCTTGCAAAAGCTGATATGCCGAATTGCGTATATCCGCCCGACACGCCTTCTTTGTGGCAATGGGAAGAAGTGAACAGCGGGGAGGGTTGAGAATGAGCGAAGCGATCTTATCCGCAATTTCCGTTATCAGCGGCGTTTGTGCAATCGTGTTCGGATATATCGCCTTTGTCCGTAACAGGGACAGCGACAAGACGAAGGAAGCGAAGAGCGACGCAACGATCTTAACGGAGCTGGGATACATCAAAGGCGGTATCGACGACGTGAAAGCGGAACAGCGGGAACAGCGAAAGACAAATACGGATTTCGTCGGAAGGCTTGTTTCTGTTGAAGCGTCGGCGAAACAGGCGCACAAGCGAATTGACCATATCGAACAGCAGATCGATAACAAATGAAAAAGAGCGGGAGCGGTTCGCAAATGAGCCGTTCCCGTTCTTTGATTATAAGGAGGTTTTCAAAATGAGCAACAAAAAGGAAAAGCCCGTATTGAATATGCGTTACTACAACGGGGAAATCGACGACGATCTGCCTTACGTCGGCGGGCTTAACTACGACGAAGAAACAGGATTGATCTACGACGAAGAAGGCGACGTTGTAGACCTTGAAACCGTGGCGGGATTTTGCGCGGGCGACGGAAGGGGTGATGATGAAGATGAGTAA